GATTATTAGCAGCAGTAGCTACACCTCCGTGTTTGCCCTATGCTCGAGTTCGCTTTCCTCAGCTCCGGCTTCGGCCGCTACGCGCTACCCCGCAAGCGGGGACCCCTAGCGCTGCGCTCGTGCTCGCCTCCGCTATTTTTCGGAAAGCTCTCTCGAGCGACGGGCCGAACGACCGACCGAAGCGATAGATAACGGATACCTCGTGCAATAATTGGGGGGGACTTTTTTTTTATTTTTTTTAATATACATAATTGGGTCTACATTTTAAGAATCGTCGTAACGAATGCGGTTGTAATGAGTGAACACGGGATTGTTTGTCGGGGCTGATACCGCACTTGAGGCAATATGCAGCAAGTAGATGGCGCCTGAAGTGATGTCCGCAACAGTTCCTGCAGTTCCTGCGTTGAACACGGTGGTAAGGTTGAGCTTCTTGTACATCTTGATTTGACCTGATTGATGTCCACCGCTTTGGTCGATCGCGTATTGCTTGTCCGAGATGACGACGAATCTATCACGGTTATCCATGTTCATGGGCGATACACCCGATGTTGCCTCGAGTATATTAGCGACAGTAGGCGTGGTAGCGTTGGTTTGTTTGTCGTAGATCCATAAGAAGCGAACAAATCCTTGAAAGGGAGTAACTCCGGTAGCAGCACCTCCGATCGAACACCGAAACTGAATAGACTTGATGTTGACCTTCTTTCCGATGCGTTGGCTTGCACCAGTACCAGGCGCAATTCCGTTTAACAGAATCAAGGTTCCAAGCGTAGGTATAACGGTGTTGTTCTGGGTTTGGTCTACATACTTGAGCTCTCCTCGTCGTCCAGGGACTCCTCTCCATCCTCCGGTTCTGATTCCAGAACTAGAACCTCGATTAATGAGTCTACTTTTCTTTCGTGGTTTCCAAGTGCCTGTAGCACTGCTGACTCGTGGTCTTTTTCTTGAGAGCATTCTTGATTCGTCTTGCGAGGAGCTTTAAAAGGAACTTTAGTGTTGTCCATGTAACAAAAAACATGAAAGTGAGCTTTTTTCAACTTTAGTCTTTATTTATACCCTACGGTTTACAATCTTGGGATGATTCCAGGAAATACATCAATTTGACGTTCAACAAGTACAACTTGAACTCGACTCTTGAGCGCGTCGAGCGAGGATTGAGTTATCTTGCGATAGGAGTATTCGAACTCCTGGTTAGTTGTGATGATCACAGGGACGTTCTGAGTCTTGCGCATCAAGCCTCCGTGAACTTTGAGCATTGTAGGTGAACCATCGAGGAAACGAAGTAGGTCCGAGGCTGTCCAGCCAGCGTGCAATTCCTCCATCACGATCAAGTCGTATTTGCCATCCTCCCATGGGGCCCAGAATGGCCCCTGAACTGGGGCATCGTAGACGCGTAGATAGTTGCGAAGTTGGTTGACTAAGTGCGTCTTGCCAGTCTTCGTGGGTCCAACTAACATCAGGTGTGGTGTACGGGGAGGGCGGGGTTGTAGTACATTGGTGCGTAACCACTCGGATATTTGGGCTTCGGGCGAACCCAATCCGAACTGGGCGGGATCCGGTGCGACCCATTGGTCGAGTTGAGGCAGTTGTTGATTCTGATACCAAGCGTATAAGTACTGAACTTTCTGAAGATTAAAGCCGACGTAACCGGGTTCTGCTTCGAAGCAGCCCCTTACGCTCGCACCTTCCATGATGAGCTTGGCGACCTTGTCGTGCTTAGGGCTCTTCTTGGACAAGATGTCCCCTACGTTCATCTGGTACTCGACAAAATCCTGCATGGCACCGTTGAAGCGACCCTTGGTGACGTACTTGAGGACATTCTTGACGTTGCGTGCGGACTGAACGTTAGGGTGGTAGCACGGATCGTCGTAGTTGAGGTCGAAGTAGTAGGAATACTGCTCCTTATTCAGGCGAATTTTCTCCTTGAGCTGGACGAACGCATGTAGATGCTGGTTACCGTCCTGATGCAACTCCTGAGAGGCACACGCGCAATCTAAATTGTCTGCGAACAAGTCCTTGACAAAGTCGATTAACGCGCAGGGGGGCACGGGGCACTGGGGGTAGGTCAAAAATATATTCTTTAAGTCTTTTTGACGCGACATTTTTCTTGAGGGCTAGAGGGCTATTGGCTATAGTAATATTAGTATAGCCAATAGTTGCGAAATTTATAACCGTTGGTCAACGTTGGTCAAATACTCCCCCTGTCGGTTGAGAAATAAACCAGAATTTAATTTTGTGAACCAGAATCTGCCGCTTCTCTCTCACTCTGAACCTCACTCTCTTCCCTCCGCTCCGAGCCGTGTTCCTGAGCAATGGGATTATTAGCAGCAGTAGCTACACCTCCGTGTTTGCCCTATGCTCGAGTTCGCTTTCCTCAGCTCCGGCTTCGGCCGCTACGCGCTACCCCGCAAGCGGGGACCCCTAGCGCTGCGCTCGT